GAATACCCTCCATGGATGTATGTCTGTTGGATCTTCTCCAGCCGCTAACAGGTCAGTATTAATTTCGACCATTGGGGCTGAAGACATGGCTAAATTATCTAGCCAAATTCTTGTGGCGGCATTCATCGTGCCTTGCGAGTCACGCATCATTCTAGGTACGCCTGTACCCCAGAACTGGTGCGGTGTACGCTCGTATGGGAAAATATGGTAAGGGATGTCATAACCCGCAATTGGGTTGAGCATTATTTTAATAACCTTGCCACTGCATATCCATACACAAGCATTAAAGTCAGACGAAAGATCTGCGTCTTCAGGAATTTCTACGCCATGCTCTTTTAGCTCGTAACCATCGACACAACCCCAAAACTCCATAACCTCAAATCTATTAGATTCGGAATGCTCATTGATTCCTGCTATACGTCTTCTCGTTCTTTCATGCTCTTCTTCCACATGATTGCCGGATCGGTTGGTCTTTAAAAGATACTTGACCATTGAGGAATCAAACTGAGGTAGATCTGCTAGTTCCCTAAACTGTCGGCGTGTTAGAACGTGGCGGCGGAACAACCCATCACAGTCATCTAATGAGGTGCAATAGGGATCTGGATACAGATCAAAAATTGAAACGCTTTCTACTTCAGGCATTGGCTGTTCAATAATGGACAGCGCATAGCCTTCTTCGCCTGTTTCCGGATCTGCCATTTTTGAATATGACTGCTTACGATCTATGCGAACTGTCCCTGCTTTACAGGCTCCCGAACCAAAGATACAGGCTTCTAAAATACTTTCTTTAAGTTTTTGCTCTGCGTTGGTCTCAATCAATTGGTCTAGGATATCAATAGACATCGATTCAGCCGCGTCATCTGCAACTCTTTTTTCAGCCTTCTTTAACTCAACTTCGAGTTCTTGCATCCGAGCCATGATCAAATCTTGATTCATGTTTGGGTCTAGCATTTGCGAAGCTTGCATTACCTCCGCAGTAGCGAGTTCTCGCATCTTCATTGCTTGCATCGGATCTAAATCGGGGATAGGCGTTGCTTCAACGGAGAAAAATGCATCACCATGCTGAAACAACAGGTCAACAATACGACTGTATGCCGCCATAACCTTTGTTCGGGTAAGCCCTACAAATACTCTGGATCGAGCGCCAGCTTCTTCTAGTCGCGCTAGAACATCAGCTTCATACTGCCCATTGTATTGGCGAAGGTCTTTTAACCACTCGTTTTCAGTTTCTTTACGAGCGTTCTTATATTCTTGAAAGGTTTCTGATAGGCGAGCGCCAAGGCTCTGCAAGCTTAAATCTTGCACACCGTCTGAAACGTCTTCTTTTATAGTAGATTTTTCTTCTATCATTAGTAGCCTGTCACTGGGTCGAGCGTCTTAAATCGCCGTTGTATCGTGCGATGCCTTGGTCTAGGCATAGAAGCAAGTCCGTGCAGGGCAATAGCGTAAGCCATTACCCTGTCATCATAACATCCTGACTGAGAATTGAAAGCCCCTTTATCATCAATAATGTATGTTCTCAACTCGTTAACAAGATCAATATCAGCAATGCCACTCTGCCCTTGACGCAATAATGCCGCTAAATTATCAATAATTAACGGCTTGGTTTTGGAGGTAGTCAAAAAGCCTCCTCGTTTAGTCATTTTGTCTGAATAAGCACCGTCCACTGAATGCTCAATAAACATGTTGGGATACGCTAATTCCTGCAATCGACGCAGAGTTGTTAGACCGTGATTGTTTCTTTCAACCACAATGTAAGCGTTGTTATATCGTTGACCGATCTGCGATACAATATTGCCCCAATCCCACGGATCAATATGCCCATGCCAAGACGCAACTTGGCGTCCCTGCGAATCTAACACTTGAGCGCAGGAGTAATCGCCATAGGACAACCCCTCTGCGACATCGACCCCAATAGTGTAACTATCCTCACTTAAAGGTGGATACCACTCCCTATAGTTACCGTGGGTTCTCGCAGAAATATTTCCGCCGAGCATATCCCCAATAAAATCAGGGCTATAACAATCATTCTCGCTAGTCGTTAAATGAATATCTTCTACAAAACATCGACCTGAAGTTAAAAAGCTTTCTAATGGGTTGGCAGGGTACTCCTGCATAAATAAATCAGTACCGCCCAACTCATCCAGCTTGGCTCGTCTAAAGCACAGTTGCGAGTCATCTAGGTTGTAGCGTTGCGCTAATTTATATTCTTCGGGGGTAGCCTCAAAATACGGTGATGGTTTCCGGCGATATTCGGGCATCCAAAACCACGGAATAAAACACGTTATCCATTCAGTTTCACCACGCAAGCTTTTCATTACCTGATCATAAAACCAACCGCCAGCACCATTAGCCGTGCTTTCAAGAATTACTTCAGAATTTTTACCGCCAACCGTCTGCAATAGACCTGCAACTATGTCTGATCCTTGGGGGTAGAACGCCACTTCAGAGCCGTGGACAAATCGATTTGTTTGTCCTCGTCCGGTTTGGGTTGATCTTGCTGTTCCGACTCGGTAGCGCGAGTTGATGTCATCAAATACCAAAGTTGACGCCGACTGACTAGAGAGCGGCGGCTTAAACGCCGGATGCGGGACATTGTCATAGAAGTACTTCACCATGTTGAAAATTGCATTGGTGGACTCTGCAAGGTGAGACAAAACGAATGCGTTAGCATTGCGGTTCTGAGTTACTTTCCAGAAGTTTCGTCCCTGTACATAGGTAGAAATACCTGTTTGACGCGCTTTTAGGCACAATACGCGGATATTTCCCTGCTTTTTTAGCTGATCTTCTAGCCGTTTATGGACATATAACTGTGCCGCATTGAGCGAAAAAGGCAGTGATTCACCCTCTTTTGTCACAATTTTGAGAATATTTTTGGCATATAAAGGGAAATTACCCTTAAATTTCGCCGCGACTTGCTCAATTTCCACTGTTATTCACCACCGCCCGACACCACCAAGTGAAGTGAGCATCATCCATTGTAGACATCATCATGTTTGCCCTCGCACATACCAGCCTGACATTGCCCCTTACGTAACCTATTGAGTTATCGAGCCGATCTGGACTAACCGCTAAGTCAGATTCATCTAGGGTCGTGTGCATAGGAATTCCAGAAATCGCGCAAATCCCATTCTGCTCAACGTATAACCGCTCCAAATCACCTAAATCAATAGGTTCGCCGCCGTATTTTTTGTGGCGGATCAAAAGATTAGTCAAGCGATTCTGTAAAAACCCTTTCAGCGAACTGTTAGCACGGTTCTTTCTTTCAGTAGCACGACACTTATTGCAACGCAAACTGCCCTTACTGTACTCAGCAACAGGCTTTAAAGTGCCGCAAGTGGAGCATTTCTTATCTCCAGTTGCCATCGTGTTCCCTTCGTCAGTGCCTCAAATTTCCCTACTGCATTCTTACTGCGACCCACCGCAATACAACTCTTCATCAACATGGTTCCCAAACCAATACAGCCATGGACATCTGTCGGATAATTCGCGGCATGTATTAAAATATAGGAGCGATTAGGGACGTTTTTAATGTGCCAAGTCTCGCCAAACTTAGGTGACTTCCGCCAACCTACCTGATACGTCCCCTCAGGCACACAGGAGACGTTTGGCTTGTTATCCAACCACGGTCTTTCGATAGAATAAAACGTCTCTCCGTCCAATTTAAGGACGCCTAGAGTGCCTTCTGGGTGGTAGCAAAAACGCTCCAAAACAATCGTTTTCACTTAGACGCCTCTTCGTACTCAGCAAGCCACTCTTCAGTCGTTTGATTCTTTACCCGCTCAGTCTCTTCAGTCCATTTAATCGCATCAAAACCCTTTGACCAATTGCCTTCATCTCTAGGTCTGCGAAGATCTCCTTTGCCATACAACGTCTCTCTATGGTCGCTCATTTTGTTTTTCCCGATTTGTATTTTTTTCAACTGGTACTCTCATAAAGACCGCCCCCCCTAATCAACGAGGTGCAACGTAAAGTCTTTTTTAGAGCTGTCTTTTTCGGTGCCCATCATGCTCTCACCAATCAACCAATAGATCGCCTCATCTAGCTGGTCAGTAAGATAAAATAATTCGTCTTCAAATCTGAGTGTCGTGACGTTTGGAGCAACGTAGTTGTCAAATTGCTCCTCATCCATATCAAGGTATTCCAAAG